CAAACGTATCCCCTGTAACTGCAACGATAAACTATGTTCTATTTAGACTCAAAACACAAACAAAAGATACCGTATTGGNACTCCATTTACTTATGGAGGTGTTCAATACACTAGAGCAGGTGCGTCACACGCTACGTTCATGTCACTTGGTTTCACTCAAGTANNGGTTGNGCAACGTCCTGACTCTAGGTTCTATGTAGTCACTGGTCCCGATAACACTGGGGCTTACACTAAAACAAATAGAGACCTTACTGAATTAAAAAAAGGATTCGTTAAGGCTGAAAAGACAACGTCATTCCAACTACTAGCTTCTACTGACTGGTACGTCCTTCGGTTTATTGACTTAGGTTTTATGGACCCTAATGGTGCTATCCCTACTGCAATTAAGACCTATAGGAACAACATCAGGACTGTTAGTAATGAACGTTGTTTAGAAATCAACGACTGTCAAACTGTAGCGGAATTAGAAACTCTAATTAAAGCTCCTGCAACTCTGATCAATTCAGAGACACAGGAATCTTACACAAACCCTGCAGCCATGACACAATGGCCTACTCTTGATACAGAAACTTACTCTGTCTATTCATGAAGAAAAAAGCAACTGAAGATCAATTCAACGAGTTGCACAACCTGGTCACTAAGGAGTTCCTCTCTCGCATTAAGTCGGGAGAGGCTTCTACCCAGGACCTTAAAGCAGCTTGTGACTGGTTAAAAGCCAATGACATCTCAGGTATTCAACTGGAAGGGAACCCACTCGATGGTCTCGCTAAGTTGATGCCTACAATTGACCCTGAAATGGTAAGGAGGCGGATGAATGGCCCAAAGCACGTCTGAGTACTACAAGTCTAATCCTGAAGCCAGGAAGAGACGTCTCAAACAACAGGCCAAATACGATAAGACAAAGAAGGGAAAGAACATGCGAGTAGCTGCTAATAAAGCTAACCGTGCTCTTGGTACCTATGGTAATGGAGACGGTAAGGATGCAGCACACACTGGACCTAACCGAGCTAAACTTCAATCCCCTTCTTCTAATCGTGCTCTACCTCGTAAAGGTAAAAAATACTCCTCCGGTAAAGGGAGGAATATTGCTTGACTCCTTTACTCCCCAACCCTGATCACTACTTACACAACCTAATAACCATGACGTCTTCTGAAGCCACGCGCCTTTGGAGGCGTGCCCTTAAGGAATCCTTTGGGAAAACATGCGTTTATTGTGGAGAATCTTATGAATTACATGAACTCACTATCGATCACGTTAAACCTCGTTCTAATGGAGGAGAAACAATCACAACTAACTGTGTATGCGCCTGCGCTAAATGTAATCAGAGTAAGGGGAGTGAAGACTGGCAAGAATTTATGTGGAGAAGTTTTGGTATAAACAGACTCCGCGAACACATCATTAAGGAACACACCAATGCCTGAAGTATATGAAGGAAGGAAGTTCGGAGGTGATGACCGAAGAGCACGTGATAGTGCAGCAGTAAGTCATGTCCGAACAAAAGGAGACGACCGTTATTTTAGATGGATGCGTCTCGCACAAAACGCTAGTCCTGCACGCCCAGGAGTAAGTGGTGGTCTCGCACCACACCACATCCTAGGACTGGCTCAGTGGAAACAATTGACAGAAGGAATGTCTGTCGAAGAAGTTGCACTTCTAGAAGCTGACCTAAACTCTATAGGTTTGGGCATGGGTGACAAACCTCTTAACCTAGTTGGTCTAGAACAAGATCCTGGGTCTAGAGGTGCTAACACCTTGACTGGTTCTCACTATAAGGTCCACCAAGGTGAAGACGACATTGTCAAGTCTATGGGTCTTAAGACCAAAGGAGGTAGACTCTATATGGGTTCTACTCCTATTTCTGAGATAGATTTTGAAACTCGTAGAGGTATTTTAATTGGTACAGCTCTGAGGTTTGAAGAAAACCTAGACAATGTTCAAAGGGAGTCTATGAAGGATTTCCGTTCTCAACCTGACTATCAAGAACAGATAGATGACATTAAGGCACGAAGCTTTAAAGGAAAGCCTATGCCTGGTCCAGATAACATCCTTACAGGAGCTAGTAAGAAGGTTCTAGGTAATATGTCTTACCTGGAGGCACAAGGAGAGAATGTCAAGCAAAGGATCCTCTCTGCAGGTGAAAGACTCCGTAATATGCCTGTTATCCCACCTAAGGCAGCTAAGACCTTACGATATGTCCCTGGTGTCATCGGTGGAGTTGCTACAGTACTTGGTGCAGCAGGTGACGCCCTGGCGGTCCAGGAAGGCCTCTCAAATGAAGCAGAGGAACTATCCCCTAGGGAACAGGGTATAAAGGACTTACAGACCGCCTCAGGTGCCTCTGGGCTAGCTTCCTTGATACCTGGTCCTCAGCAAGCTGTAGTTGGTGGTGTTTCTGCTGTTACCGGTATCGCTGCTGGTGCAGCTAGTGCCTTTGACGCTGCTGCTGACCGTAGGTTACGTGATATGCAGTTAGAGACTGGTGTTATCGGTGGGGATACCTTCCCAGAAGGTGGTGCTGAGATTACTCAGTACAATCGGACACCAAACAGGTTTGAACGTAGGAATAAGTAATGGATATTAGAACCGCCCTGGAGGAGGACTTTAAACTCTTCCTTCAGGCTTTATGGCAACAATTAGCTTTACCAGAACCCACTAGGGCTCAATATGCCATCGCTGACTATCTACAACATGGTCCTAAACGACTACAGATTCAAGCATTCCGTGGTGTCGGTAAGTCTTGGATTACTGGAGCGTTTGTACTTTGGACTCTATTCAAAGATCCTGAAAAGAAGATAATGATCATCTCTGCCTCTAAAGAGAGAGCAGATAACATGTCCATCTTCCTACAAAAACTAATCATTGAAACTCCATGGTTAAAATACCTCAGACCAGCAGCGGACGACGCAAGATGGAGTCGGATATCTTTCGACGTCGCATGTCAACCTCACCAGGCACCATCGGTCAAGTCAGTAGGCATTACTGGCCAATTGACGGGTTCTCGCGCCGATTTGATGGTCCTGGACGACATCGAAGTACCTGGGAACAGTATGACAGAACTTATGCGAGAGAAGTTACTCCAACTGTGTACAGAGACCGAATCTATCCTTACTCCTAAGGAGGATAGTAGAATTTGTTACCTAGGAACTCCTCAAACCTCCTTTACTGTCTATCGTAAGCTAGCAGAAAGGAACTATAGACCCTTTGTATGGCCTGCAAGGTTCCCTAAGACACAATCAGGGTATGAAGGTACCCTAGCACCTCAACTAGTCGCTGACATCGATAATGGAGCTAAGGAGTGGGCTGTAACTGACCCTGATAGATTTGACCATGAAGACCTTCTCGAAAGGGAAGCTAGTATGGGTCGATCTAACTTCATGTTGCAGTTTATGTTGGATACTACTCTCAGTGATGCTGAAAAGTTCCCACTGAAGTGTGCTGACCTAGTTGTTACCTCCATTAACCCTACTGATTGTCCTGATGCAGTTATCTGGTGTTCCGATCCTCAAAATGTCATCAAAGAACTACCAACAGTGGGTCTACCTGGGGACTATTTCTACTCTCCTATGGTATTGTCTGGAGACTGGTTACCATACACAGAGACTATCTGCTCTATTGACCCTTCTGGACGTGGTACAGACGAAACTGCTGCTGCCTACATCAGTCAACGTAACGGTTTCCTTTACCTCCATGAAATGAGAGCATACAAAGACGGTTACTCAGACAATACTCTACTTAATATTCTAAGAGGTTGTAAGAAGTTTAATGTCACTAAACTTGTTATCGAAACTAACTTCGGCGATGGTATTGTCTCCGAACTCTTCCGTAAACACCTTCAGCAGACAAAACAATCTATTGATGTCGAAGAAGTACGAGCAAACGTTAGGAAAGAAGATCGTATCATTGACTCTCTTGAGCCTGTTCTTAATCAACACCGCCTTATTGTCGATCGTAAGGTCATCGACTGGGACTACAAGTCCAATCCCGATGCACCTCCAGAGGAACGTCTACTCTACATGCTCTTCTACCAGATGAGTAGGATGTGTAGAGAGAAAGGTGCA